CATTTGTTGCAAAATAGGTGTAGGCATTTTTTAGCGTTTAATTGTAAATGTAGATTAGACTGGAATTTCACAAACCGAATGGCCGAACGGAATCTCAAAGGTCATCGTTGCCTGCCACCCTGCCGTGCGGTCGTCCCGGCTCTCTACAAACCTCGTAAGGTTCACGGTGGACGATAGGGTCCAGTCCTCGTTCGGGTCGTTTGTAAGGGCTGATATGAAGTCCTGTGCTACCTGTAACTGGTCGCTTAGGACCTCGTCCTCGTTATCCTGCCAACCCAGCGTAGGGCTGCCCGAAACCACTCCGCCCATCGGCTTGATGGATTCAACACGGTCAGAAAAGTAAACCCCAACCACCAAGTCCAAAGTCCCAGCGTCAGTATTTGCAGACTGAACATCCGCAAAGACCAAAGGATAGACGATACGCTCACGGCTTGGGGTTCGCAGGTTGATGGTGTTGTCCGTGCCGATTGCAAGCGGGTCGCCCGTCCCAAACGAGTTTACTTGCGGATGAGCATTTGCAAGGTCCAGCAGGGCCTGCTTGATTTTTATCCATGACATAAGTCTGCAGTTTCAGTATGTTTTTTTTATGCGCTCCCATGCTTAGCAGTCGTTACACGCCCCAAATTGTCCGTAGGGATAGGGGTAGTCAAGGTTGCTAATACCCATTCTTCGGTTGCGGTCCAAGACCATCCCGGTGCGGTAGTTGGTGGCGTTCGGGTAGATGGTGTCAAGGGCCGACGGAGGCGAGTTCCACAAGGGATAGGAGTTGCGGTTCTCCATCAGGTAGCGAGTAATCCGTTCGGAGTACCACTCGGCATCGTTCTTGACCTTATCGGTCAGCCTTGTGATTTCTTCCATGCTCATTTGGGAACTTTCCTCGCTTGTTCTACGGACCATCCCCTTGTTCATGTACTTGAACGCAAGAACCATGGGCAGTTCGTAGTAAAGCCATTGAATCATAGCCGGCTGGATGTAGTCCTCCAGCAGCGTTTGGTTCAGGGCAGACGTTGAACCGCTGACGACCTGCGTAACCAATTCCCCGTAGAGTGCAGAGCCAACGATGGGCTGAATCCGCATCTCCTGCACCTTGACAACCGTTGGACGGATTTGGGTGTAGGATACGTTCTCGTTGATGATGCTATTGTCGAGCAGCGTTTCTTCGCTTATGAATAGTGCCTTCATGCCTTCGTGATTTTATTGCCTTTGCGGATTACCAACTGCTGCTCCCATACGTGCCTGCATTGCGGCCTGTTCACTCCGCTGGGTGTGTGATACCAACCGCCTCTCCTGTTCCAAACGGAGTAGCCCATGATTGCACTAATTCCGTCGATGTCCTCACGAGTGTAAACCTTGCCCTGCCCGGCCAAGTCAAGCATCACCTTGCAGAACTCACGGCTGGAGCCTTTGTCCTTGTTGCTGAATCCCGTGGCCCATGCGTACTTGTAGCGGACCTCCAGTACAGGCTCGGCAACTTCCTTGACATTCTTTGGAAGGTTCTGCTCGGCAATCTTGTCCACGGCCCTGCTGATAGGATAGCGGTCCTTTGTGATTAGGTAGGCGACTCGCTTGGCGACCTTCGCCTTGCTAACTCCGAACTCCTTTGCCATTTCTTCAACCGATGCGTCCCGGTTCTTCTTGCGATACGCCTCAATCTTCTTGTCAAGTTCGACTTCTTCCTCTCCCAGTTCGGCAAAGGCCAATCGGATGTTTTCGTCGATGTTGGTGTCGAACCGCATTGGCTTGGAGTGCATCACATGGTAGTCGTCGGCATGGCATCCGAACTTACTTGCAACCACTTCCAAGACCTTAAATTCTTCGTCGCCCCATCCGTAATCTTCGTCGTCATCTTGGCCCCAAGTCGGTTCGCTGAACTCTTGGGACTGAACGCCCAGCATCGTGTCAATCTCTTGGGATGACAGACCGAAGCCAGCCGAGAGCATTGTCCGTGCCATCTCCAAGGTGATTTTCTCCTGCATGTACTGACGCACGATACGCATCAGGTTTTGGTACTCACGGCCCGATAGTTTCTTGATGTTGTCGTTGCTCTGCAATGCTTCCACGGCTTGCGGTTGCTCGTCGGGTTGGGGATTAGGTCCCACCACATCGGCAGGTTTCTCAAGCGGTTGCAGACCTGCCTTTTCCCGAAGTTCGTCTTGGGTCATTATCTGCAACAGGGCTTGTTCGCTTAGTCGCTCCGTGATGGGTTCCACAGGTATCAGTTCCATCCCTTCGACTCCGTTGAACGATCCGAGGTAGTTTATCATCCGCTCCACTTTGCGCACCCGGTCGTTGACGTAGGTCGCCTTGAATAGTTCGTATGCTTCGACCAATTCGTTGCGTCCACCCAATTGGCCTTCGGTCTTGACTCCGAATAGCATGGGGTTGGTTACACGGTGTGCGATGAATATCTCCTGCTGAATGGCTTTGTTCAAAATCTCGAACTGCTTATCCATGTCGCTCGGAGTGAGCGGTTCAAGTGTTGGGGCCTTGGCTGCATCGTCGTTGAAGGTTACAACAAAGCGACCAGCGTTGTCGGTCCCTGAAAACTTGCGTTTGATTTGCCTCTCGATGTCGCCCTGCTCTTCGGGTGTTGGGATCCCGTTGTTGAAGTTGATCAAGTATCCCCCCCAAAAGTTGTTGCGCAGGTTGTTGTTGTGGAAGTTCGCCACTTGCACGTCTGCCTCAATCCAAGCGTTCCCTCCGATGTATTCGGGGAGCGGGTAGTGCTTCACGCCTGCTGCGTACACACGATAGTAGAACAACTGCTTTCCGAGGCGGTTCTCCGGGTCGATGGCAGGGATTTTCTCGATGTCCCCGACCTTGGGGAACAACTGCATCATGTCGTCGTTGTACCAGTCAGCCACCTGAAACATCTTCTCCTCCTTGTCAACCCTGATTTTTTCAAACGGAACGTGCTCCATCTTGGCGATGGTCCCAAGTTTGGACCAAGTAACTGCGACCGCAAAGCCGTTGAAAATCTCCAAGTCCAAGACCAGTTTCTCCGTGATGTCGTTCAAGTCCTCGGTGCTGGACATTCCGTCGAAAAACTTGATGAACCGGGCTTGTTGCTCCACGGTCAGGTTGTCGCCTGCCTGCCAGCCTCCGCCCATGATGTAATTCACTTTCCCATTCACGATAGCGTTGTGTTTTGACGACCTGCGATAGTTGTCAAGCAGGTAGTATGGGTACTCGTTGGCAAAGCCGTAGGTGATGTACTTGCCGGAGCGGTTCTCCAGCATCACGGGGACCTTATGCTCTATCCCCAACCATTGGGTGAAGTGTTGAGTAGATTTATTACTCATAGCGTGTGGATGGTAAATGAAAGCGCTGAAATCGTGATACTTGCACCGCTATCGATTGCGTTGATGTAGATGGCAAATTCATCATTGACTGCACCCGTAACGTAGGCCTCCGTGTAAATCGCATGGCCGTTCGTGTGAGCCGTTGTGATGTCAGTCATTGACTGGTCAATCGTTGTGCCGTTCTTGGCGATGTAAACCTTGATTTGGTTGTTGTTATTCTGCGCCAAGACCATGGACGCAGCGATGCGAAGGGTCGCCCCCGTTGTGCCTGTGTAGGTCAGCGAGTTGGTAGTCCTTGAAAAGTTGTAGGTTGACAAAACGCCTGATACCATCGCACTTGTCAACTTGACTCTTTGCCCCTGCGTCGGAGTGAAAGCCGTGTTGGTGTCTATGTAAAGGTTCGCAAATCCCCGCTCTCGGTTAAGCGTTGCGGTATCGGCAAGGTCGTCGAATAGACCGCCTACACGGGATGCGGTGTTTGCTCCGGCAGCGGTTTCGTTGGTTATCGTTAATGCACTCGCTTGGAGTTGACTTCGTGTTTGTACGCTCATGCGAAGGATTGGTCAAAGGTTGAATCGAATACCCTCACGCTGGATGCGAGATAGGTGTTGTAAGTGATTGTGTTTGCGTAGGTGTTGAAGCCTATCGTTGCGGTTTGTATAAATGCCAAGCCCGTTTCAACGACCGCCAAAGCAGCGGCAACCG